CCGATTACCTACGCCGCCCAGGAGGACCGGCCCACCGATCCCCTGGCCGCACTTCGTCAGGTCGACGGGATCGCAGTGCCCGACCAGACGGATCCGCCCTTTCGGATCCACCCGTGGCGGGCGAAGGGCGACAAGGTTGCCCGCGCGGCCGGTACCCGGCAGGCCTCAGCTACAGGCCGTCTACGGATGGTGGGCAGCCACCCGGAACTCGAGGAGCAAGCCACCCGATGGCTACCCGGGCAGGATTCCCCCGACCGGATGGACGCCCTGGTCAACGGGTTCGAGCGCTGCATGCAGTTGGTGGGCTCGCAGTCCGAGATCGCCACACCAGGACAGGTTGCGACGCCGTCCACCGGATTGGGCGCGTTCTGGGCCTCACCCATCGGATGACGGACGACAGCCTGCTAGGTGATCCACTGGGCCACACGCCCCGTAGTGAGCTCCATGTCGGGAATGATGAGGTTCGGCGAGAAAATGACGGCCTCACTTCCCACGTGCTGCTTGTGGGCCGTGTGTGCGATAGGGAAGCGTGCACAGCGACCGTCACCGTAGAGGGCATCGGTAATTCGTGGGTCGTCATCGTAGGTGAGCATCCAGGGGCATGCTGACGACGCAAGATTCTGCGCCAGCTGGAGGTGGTCATTCTCATCGAATGCGTGCAGATAGAGCCCTTCGCCCTGGACGAGATAGGGAGGGTCTGCGTAGACGAAAAGATCATCCCCGTAATGGGAAACCGATTCTAGAAAGTGGATACCTTCCATCTGGGTGATGTGGATGCGATCACGCATCGCTGCGATCAGCTCCACGCGGGTGATGAGACCTTCGCGGTTGAAGCGCGCGTCGAGCTTCCACTTTCCCTCTTGATTAAGTCCTCCGATTGGACGGGCCCCCAGGATTCCTGACCTGTTGGTGCGGTTGAGGAAGAAGGTGGCGAACCCGAGCTCCAGGTCAGCGTGATCATCGGGGTGGAGGTAACGATCGCGCTGGATGTGCCACTGCTCGATCGTCAGTTCCGTGGATTCGATCAGCCTACAGAACTCGTCTGACTGCTCGGTGATGGAGCGCCAGAAAGCCGCGATGCCGGGGTTGAGATCGTTAAGGTGGATATGCTCAACGACATCATCTCGCAGCAACTTGAGCGCGGCTCCGGCGCCGCCAGCAAAGGGTTCGGCGTACCGAGCCGGTCGGCGGTCCTGGGCCGCGACAAGACGCTCCAGATAGGGGGCCAGGCGGGCTTTGCCACCAGGGTATCGGAGCGGAGACAGGTACCTCATGACTGCTGATTCTGCCTCAACTTTTCTCCCATAGACACCAGAAGCGGGGTCCATAGACTCGCCCGAGTATATACTTCATTCGGAGAATTGGAGAGCCTCCATGAATGAACTCCCAGCTGCAGAGCTTGGCCATTATCTTTGTTCGCCTCGCGGAGCAACTTTTGCAACTCTGTCCATTCTTCAACCTTCTTTGGGAGATTCTCCGCATCTGGGTCGACGAGCAGAATCACCTTACGCACCCTTGCCTCTATAGTCCCTCCAGAATTAGGTTTGTATTTCTCCAAGTACCACGCCGTCGTCAGATCAACAATTTGACGGATCAGGCCTGCGAGCACCTCATGATAGTCATCAACTGGCAGTTGCGATGTTTGGCGAATAAGATCCCCCAGCCGGTCGGGGAAAAAATCTGTCGGAACGCCACGAAAGATGTATCGCGCAGCCACTTTTCGACGCTTCTGCGACTGAGGAAGATCTGGGAAAAAGTCCCCCTGGCCTGAGTTAGTCGAAGGAGGGAGTTCTTGGGAATGGCTGGCTTTCCTCGGAGGTTCAGAGGTAGTGCGTATATTCGATGACTGCGGTTGAGCCGTGGAGCGATTGTTAGCCGACTCAGGCAGTGGCTGCTTCAGCTTGGGCGCCAAGTTCTTCGCGAAGAGTTCTGGCGTTTCTTCGAAGTACTTTTTGGCATCCTTGTTCAGGTTGAAAATCCGCGACCAAGAATCACCAGAGCTTGACTTTTCTCGCGCGAGATCTTCAATCAACCGTCTAACGAGAGGAAGGAGAGCATCCTTGGGGTACAATGGGATGATCGAACCATGCTCAAATGAAAGACCTAGATAATCCCGCACCAAGGGTTTCTTGATAACTCGCTGCAGGTTTGTGTACCGAGAAAGGCAGCTATTGAGCGACTCTTTGAGAGTGGAATCTTCAGGCCAAGTTTCCTGCACAAAGTCCACGAAAGCTAGCGTCACAGGACGTTTCGCCGGGTCCTCCTCAGCAGTAAACGATTCCTGCATTAAAGCATTCCATCGAGAGGTAGCCCGACCCCCTTGGCCGCTTTCGTGCTTGATCGCAATCCAGTGCCGCGCTTCGTTTCGTGATGAAACTTCGTGCACGAAGATTGTCTCTATGGGCGAATAACGCGAAGAGAGGACTGCCCTTTCCACCCGCTTACCGTACTTTTCTGCCAGCGCGGACGAGGAGTCCAGTACTGATGGGTCCCGCCACAACTTAAGTGCGGTTAAACGGCGGTTACCCTCGAGTACAACGAGTTTTCCGTTCTCCCGGGTAACGATGGGAAATTCACTTGGATTCAACTTCCCTTGAGAGACGATGTCTCGGAGCATGTCAATGCAAGATTTTCCGTGAAGCTCAAGCATGTGGAGCAGCGGATCGGAATAGTCGGTCAGCTGACTTCGATTGCGGGGATTTCGCTCATCAAGATGAAGATCATCAACCGCGACCGCCCTTGGCGGGGCGGCCTTAGGTGGCGGCAGCAACTTCGGCAGTCCGCTGTCCTCTTTACTCACGCCTTAGATCACGCCTTTCCTAGTCAACGCTCGAAGGTGCCCACATCATCCGAACTGGCCCAAATAGATCATAGGCCCGCGGGCGCTTAGATCTCGCCAGATCAGAGCGACTCTTTACACTTTCGCCGCACCGGGCCGCCCTGCGTGCCAGTCCTGGACGGCCTGGGCGTCCCAGAGTGGGATGCGGGGGTCGAGGTGGGCGACGGGGGGTGGGGGCATGTTCTTGCGGGCGTAGCTGCGCCAGGTGGCGTCGCTGATTCCGCAGTGGGCGGCACAGTCGGCGACTCGCCAGAGGGTGCGGCCGGTGTCGGCGTCAATGATGGTGGGCCTCACAGGGCCCTCCAGGTGCGATAGAGGTGGATGGACTCGGCGGCCAGGAGGGCGGTGAGCGGCAGGGCGATGGCGATGGCCAGGGGGGTGGGGCCGCGGGTGATGGCGATGGCGATGAGGGCGATGACGCCTGCGCTGGTAATGGCGTTCTTCATGGTTGTAGTGTGGGGATGTTCCCCGGGGCCTGATTCGAGCAGGCCCCGGGGTTCATTCCTTTTCTCCTTTCTTGGTTTCGATCTCTTTCATTCTGGCCTTGTGTTCCAGGATGATTTTGAGTGTTTCGTTGGCGGCTTTCCAGGCTGCGTATAGTCCGGCGATCCACCAGGGGATGTTGTCCATGTACCTCCTCTCTTAAGTTCTAATCACATTGTAGCACGCTACCGTGCTACATCGCAAGTGGTTCACCACGTCACCCCACACCCCTACCCTCCCCTGACATGGCAACCACACTCACCCTCCTGCTCATCACCACCCTCACCGTCGCCCGCCTCACCCGCCTGATCACCATCGACAAACTCGCCGAACCCCTCCGACGCTGGATCATCCGCTACAACGGCGACGACGGCTGGTGGACCTACCTCTTCCACTGCTCCTACTGCCTCAGCATCTGGATCGCCGCCGCCCTCACCCCCACCGCCTGGATCCTCGCCGACGCCACCCACCACCTCGCCGTACCCACCTGGTACGGCCTCCCCGCCACCGCCCTGGCCGTCGCCTACCTCGCCGCAATCCTCATCACCAAGGAGAACAACTAAATGTCCCGCGTCGCCCGCACCATCCCCAGCGAGCTCGCCTCCCCCAGCCTCACCGCCGCGGCCACCACCGTCGACACCACCACAACCACCAACCAGGTCACCGACACCACCGGCTGGAAGAAACAGGCCTGGGACGCCTACGACAAGGTCGGCGAACTCCGCTACGTCTGCCAACGCATCGCCAACAGCCTGTCCCGCGTCACCCTGTACGCCGCCGACATCGACCCCACCACCGGACGCCCCTCAACCTCCCCCACCGACAACCCCACCGCCGCCAGCATCGTCAACGACATCGCCGGCGGCCCCGCCGGACGTGCCGCCCTGATCTCCAAACTCGTCACCCACCTCACCGTCCCCGGCGAAGGCTGGATCGCCGTCATCAGCCGCAGCATCGACGGACAGGCCGTCGAAGAATGGCACGTCCTGTCCGCCGACGAAATCACCTCCCGCGGTGCTCGCATCACTCTCCGCCTCCAGGACGGCACCGACCACCCCTTCGACCCCACGACCGACATCCTCACCCGCATCCACCGCCCGCACCCGAAAAATAGCCGCGAATCCGACTCCCCCGTCCGCGCCGCCCTACCCACCCTCAACGAGATCACCCGCACCTCCCAGGCCATCGACGGCGCCGGTAAGTCCCGCCTGGCGGGCAACGGCATCCTCCTGCTGCCCTCTGAGATCAGCATGCCCGTCACCGAGGCACCCCAGCCCGACCCCGACGCCCCCGGCCTGCCTGCAGGAGCGCCCGTCACCGTCGAGAAGTCGGTCACCGCCCAGGACGTCATGGTCCAGCTGCAGCAGGTCATGACCACCGCGATCAGCGACCCGACCTCCGCCGCGGCGATGGTCCCGATCGTGCTCAAGGCCTCCGGTGAACACCTCGACAAGATCCGCCACATCCGCTTCGAGTCCGAGGTCACCGAAACGAACCTCAAGACCCGTGACTCAGCGATCCGCCGGCTGGCCCTGTCGCTGGACATTCCCCCGGAGTTGCTCACCGGCGTCGGCGGAACGAACCACTGGAACGCGTGGCTGGTCGACGAGGACGCCATCAACACCCACTTCGCCCCGCTGGCCACCCTCATCTGCGACGCCCTGACTGAGGCGATCCTGCGCCCCCTGCTGGCGCATGCCGGTATCGACGGCACCTTGTTCACCGTGTGGTTCGACCTTGCCGACCTGGCGCAGACCCCCAACCGTGGCGAGGATGCCGTCAACGCCTTCGACCGCGGGGCGATCAGCTCGACCGCCCTGCGCCAGGCCCTCGGCTTCGGTGACGACGACGCCCCAGCCGAGAACATGACCCGCGCGGAGCAACAGCAGCTGGCGGTCTCCCTCGTGAAGGGCGCTCCCAGTCTCCTGCCGATGCTCGCCCGCCTGTTGGGCATGGACGTAGACACCACGCAGCCACTGGCCCCGATCGGCACCAGCACCACCCCTGCCACCCCTACCCCTACCAAGGCGCCACCACGGAAGGACTAAACCCATGCCGGTGTTCCTTGATGACCCTTTCGACACCTGGACCCCGATCATCGACCAGGCGATCATGCACGCGATCAACACGTGGCTGCGCGCCATCGATGCCGAACTCCACCCGGTGATGCTGGCCGACGCCTCCGACGACTCCCTGCCGAACCTGGAGGCCCTACTGGCCGCCATCACCGCGTGGCACCTGGTCATCGACGACGAGGTGCTTCCTCTGCTGGTGGGGTTGACGGCCCGCCGGCTCATCGACATGTCCACTGCCCGTGGCATGACCTGGGAGCAGCTCGCGACAACACCCCCGTCCGGCGGGGCAGTCACTGACCTGGTGAATCGGGCGGTGGACGCTCTCACGCGTGCCGGGGTGCCCACGGTGGGGTTCGACCAGGTGTTGTGGGTTCCGTCCTGGGTGGACTTCATCGACGCGTACGCCCGGCAGACGGTCAACCTGGTGCAGGGCATGCCGGAGACTGCCTACCGTGACCTCGTCACGAAGCTGGCGTCCGCGACCCGGGAAGGCATGGCCCCGTGGGAGCGTGCACGCCTGGCCCGCGACTACCTCGACATCACCACCGAGGGCGGGTACGAGCAGTGGATGACCCGCGCACACCGGATCTCCCGCACCGAGACGAACCGGATCATCAACGCCGCTGATCTGCAGGCCGCCCGCACGGAGGCCACCACCACCGGGGAAGAGCTGCACAAGGTGTGGGTGTGTGGCATCGACACTCGTACCCGGGACTCGCATTTCGCCGCCGACGGCCAGCGCGTCCCCCTGGACGGCAAGTTCCTCATCGGCGGCCACGAAGCCGACTACCCCGGTGATCCGCATCTGCCACCGCACGAATCGATCAACTGCCGCTGCACCACGATCATCCTCACCTCTGACGAGCCCCTCCCGGATGAGTCGGACCGGCAGACCGAACGTGAACGCTCCGACGGCACGGTCCGCGACCCCCAGGCGGAGGTGCGGCGCCGCGCAGCTGACGGTGTCACCCGTGCCCGTGATAGTGAACCCCAGCCTGTGACCGCCGCCGTGAAGGAGACAACCCCCATGCGCACCACCTGGTCGGGCCTGCTGGCCCCCATCAACAAGCCCACCGGCGACGGCCGGATCATCGACCCGGACGCCACCATCGAGTTCCGCGAGTTCCCCATGCCGCTGCTGTTCCAGCGGGCTACCTCCGGTGGCCACGACACCGCGGTTGTCGTCGGCAAGATCAGCGCCGCCACCGTCGACGCCCATGCGATCCACGCCACCGGAGAACTGTTCGACACCCCTGACGGCATCGAGGCCCAGAACCTGCTGGCCGAGGGAGTGATCCGCCCGAGCGTGGACATGTGCGACATGGTCACCGAGTGGCAGATCCTCGACGCCGACGGCAACCCCGTCGACCCGGACGACGCGGACATCGAATGGTCCCCGGAGTTCACCGAGGTCATGCACGTCCGCGCATGCACCATCATGGCCGCCACCCTGGTGTCGAAGCCGGCGTTCGCGGAAGCCAAGATCACCATCGGCGACCAGGTTCCGGCCCCCGCGGACGCCGACGCCGAAACCGCCGCCCTGGTCGCTGCCGCCACCATCGTCGAGGACACCGCCCCAGCGGAAGCCTTCAGTGATCCCGGACTCCCCGGGCCGACCGCGCTGACCGTCACCGACGACGGGCACGTGTACGGGCACCTCGCCCTGTGGGGCACCGAGCATGTCGGCATGCCCGGCCGCGGTGTCACCCCACCGCACTCCCGCACCGACTACGCCCTGTTCCACGTCTCCACCGTGATCACCGACACCGGCCCCCTGCCCTGCGGTCGGCTCACCGTCGGCTGTGGGCACGCCGAACCGCGGTACACCGCCCCCGACGCCACCGCCCACTACGACCAGACCGGCACCTGCTGGGCCTACGTCCGGGCAGGTGAAGACGCCCACGGCATCTGGGTCGCGGGCATCATCAACCCCGACGCCGACGCCGCCACCGTCAGGGCCGGTGCCTCCGCCCCGTTGTCGGGCGACTGGCGCAACGTCGGCGGGAACCTCGAGCTCGTCGCTGCCCTGAGCGTCAACACCCCCGGGTTCCCCGTCCCGCGCAGCTTCTCCGCCACCCACGGGGAGGAACTCTCCCTGGTCGCCGCCGCCGTTGTTCCCCGCCGCACCCGCGACGACCGGCTTGCCGACGCCGTCGCCGAAGGGATCCGACGCCACGAACAGCGCCGCGCCACCGAAGCCGCCACCACCCAGCGGCAGACCCAGGCCCGGACCCTCGCCGCGCAGGTCCTGTCCTCCCAGGTTCAGCGGGAGCGACCGTGAGCTGCGGACTCTGCGGCTCGGCCCGCCCACCCCGCCGCTACAAGGTGACCCTCAACGACGGCAGCGAGCACCTGTTCCTCAGCGAGACCGAGGCCCGCATCTACGCCACCTCCCACGGTGGTGGCCGCATCGAACTGGTCACCTGACCGGCGCTGTCACCCCTCCCACCTACAACTCACCGTGAGCCCTCGGACAGGCCGGGGCCACCTCCGAACACACAGGAAGGACACGGGACGACATGCCCTTCGAGTTCCCCGACACCCTGCCCACCGACGCCGACGCCCTGGCCGACCTCCGAGCCAAGGCCGTGGAAGCCTTCAACGATGTCTACGACACCGACAAGGCCCCCACCGAAGAGGAGCTGGCACACATGCAGCGCCTCGTCGAAGGCATCAACACCATCGACACGGCCCTGTCTGATCAGGCCGCAGCCGACGAGCGTGCCACCAGCGCCGCCGACATGGCCGCCGCCCTCGCGGAGAAGGCAACCCCCGACAGCGACGACACCAGCGGCGACGACACCCAGAACGACAGCGTCGACACTCCCACCCTCGACACCCCGGAGGAGGCCACCCCCGGCGAGCCCTCCGACGAGGAGGAAGCCCAGGAGTCGGTCGCCGCATCCGGTTCCCGTACCCGCTTCTCCGCCGCGGCCGGCAGCACCAAGACCGATCTCCCGAAGCAGGAGCACGGCTTCCGGCTGACCACCAGCGCGAAGAACTACGAGACTGGTGTTGTCGACACCCTCCGTGTTGCTGAGGAGTTCGGCAACCTCGCCCAGGGGCGTGCCGCCCGTGTCATCGGCGCCGGTGGCCGCTCCGTGACGACCGTCGCCTACCTCGACCGCAACGCCCCGGCCGAGTTCACCGTCAGCGACGAGTCCGACGCTCTCGCAGTGCTCGAGAAGATTACTGACGAGTCCCGCCTCGACGGTGGCAGCCTCGTCGCCGCCGGTGGTTGGTGCGCCCCCTCCGAGACGATCTACGACTTCCTGCCGGTCGAGGCCCCCACCGGCCTGCTGTCCCTCCCGGAGCTGACCATCCGGCGCGGCGGTATCCGCTTCCCGAAGGAGCCCGACTTCGACAAGCTCTACGACGACATCGGCTTCCACCAGACCGAAGCACAGGCGCAGGCGAACACCGAAAAGAACTGCATCGAGATTCCCTGCGGCGAGTTCGAGGAGATCCGCCTCGACGTCGAGGGCGTGTGCATCACCTCCGGCATCCTGCAGGACAAGGCGTGGCCGGAGCAGACCAAGAAGTTCGTGGACGAGGCACTGCGTCTTCACCAGCACAAGGTGTCAGCCCGCCGGATCAAGACCGTCGTCGACGGCTCCACCGTCGTCGGAACTCTCACCGGCCCGATGTTCGGCACCGCCGGTGCTGTCCTGTCCGCCCTCGAACTGCAGGTCGCAGACATGCGCACCCGTCACCGCATTCCGCGTACCCGATCCGTGGAAGGCATCGCCCCCGAGTGGCTGCTGTCGGTCCTGCGTGCGGACCTCGCCTACCGCGACGAGGTGCTCCCCGCACAGGTCACCGACGAGCAGATCAAGGCGCACTTCCGCAACCTGGGCGCGAACCTGCAGTTCGTCGTCGACTGGCAGAACGACGTCATCGGCGCGAAGACCCCGGCCGTCGCCTGGCCGACTGAGGTGCAGGTCGTCCTGTACCCGGCCGGCACCTGGTGGTCCGCGACGGAGCCGGTCATCAACCTCGGCATCATCCACGACTCCACCCTCATCAAGCAGAACCGTCAGGTCCAGATGTTCACCGAGGACGGTGTGGCCGTTGGCAAGCGTGGCCCGGAGTCCCGACTGGTGACCATCCCGGTGGCCGTCAACGGTGAGGTCGGTGCCCGCTACACCGCCGCCGTTGCTCCCTAGTCCTGTCCGTATCCCAATGACGCCCGGGGTTCACCAGGGGCCCTCAGGCTCCGAGTGCGCCCCGGGCGTCACCCCATTTTTCTCCAGAGGAGCACCATGACCCTGCCCACCGTCCCGGTGACCGCCCCACCGGCTAATCCCCTGCCGCACGGCCTGTTCGACGCGGCCACGATCACCGATGAAGCACTGTCCCGCCACATCGGCGGCATCACCCTCACCTCTCCCAACCAGGGTGGGCACGGCCACTGGCCGACTGTCTGCCCCACCCCGGACGACACCCCGGACAAGACCGGCCAGCGCCCCACCCCGGAGGACTTCGCCTCCACCATCGTGTGGGCCGTTGACGAGTGCAAGACGGTGGGTATCACCGATGAGGAAGCTCAGGCTCGCGCCGCGCATCTCCTGCGTCTCACCGCCCCGGTCGACGTCGAGAAGTTCGCTGCCGAGCAACTCCTCACGATCACCCCGGCAACAGCTGTGTCCAGCGTCGCGGACGCGCTCGAGGTCATCGAGGACGCCCTCGGTGAGGCTGGCTACCCCGGTGTGGTGCATGCCCGCCGCGGGCTGATCGCTCAGATCGACTCGCGCCTGATCGTCCGCCAGGGCGGTGTTCTGTACACCCCCGGTGGGCACCGGTGGGTGTTCGGTTCCGGCTACGGCGCCCTCGAGAACACGCTCGTTGCCACTGGCCCGGTCATGATCCGCCGTGGGTCGGTGGTCACCGGCATGAGCTTCGACCGAGTGACCAACACTCGCGCTGCCCTGGCAGAGCGCGTCATCACCGTGGGGTGGGAGTCACCCACTCTCGCTGTCCCCGTCAACCGTTAGGAGAAACACTGTGTCCACCCCCCGCAAGACCACGGCCCGTAAGGCCACCCCGGAGAAGGAGCCCGCGGAGACCCCCGCTGACGACATCTTCCCAGAGGATCCCGCCACCGAGCAGGCGGCCGCCGACGGTGAACCTGCCAAAGACACCGCCGGAGACCCGGGCGAAGAAACACCCGGGCATGTCACCAGCGTGGACGGCGACACCGTGATCATCACCCCGATCGACCCGGCCGACACTCCCGTACTCGCCCGCCGGCTTCTCGACGCCGCCGACGACCCCGCCCAGGTCGCCACCGTCACCTCCCCCTCGGGGTGGCGCGTACCGGCGTCCGTTGCCACCACTGCAGGGCTCGCGTAGTCACCCCACCCGCCTACAACAAGGTGTGACGGCCCAGATGAGGCCGCGCCACCAACAACCCATCAGGAAGGACACCCCATGGTTGCCACCGGAATCGTGCGCGGCAAGCGACTGCGCGCCACCCGCGTCGGACACTGCGGCCTGCCCATCGCCGGAGAGAAGTCCACCATCGTCACCAGCGGCTTCGTCACCGTCAGCATGACCAAGGCCATGCGAGACGCCGAAGACCTTGAACAGGCCAACGCCGACGGCCAGATCTGCATCGCCGACCGCACCCCACCGGAGCTCAAGTGGTACGAGTTCTCCGCCGAGTTCTGCGCCGTCGACCCTGAACTCCTGTCGTTCTTCACCGACGACGCCCTCGTCCTCGACTACGCCAACAAGCCCGTCGGCTTCCGCTCCTCCAAGCGGGTCAAGGTCAACGAAGGTGCCGGCGTGGAGCTGTGGACCGGTGTCGGCGCCGATGACTGTGTCCTGCCCACCGACGACAGTGTCCTGTCGGAGGCCACGGCCACGGCCCCGGCGTTCGGCTACTTCGTGCTCCCCTACATCAAGGAAGCCACGATGGGTGACTTCGAGATCGGTGCCAACGTCATGACGTTCACCATTTCCGGCATCACCGGTGCCGCCCCGATGTGGGGCAAGGGTCCGTACAACGTCGTCGCCCAGGACGCGCAGAACACCGCGGGTCGTCTGCTCAGCCCGTTCGGCGCGGACGAGCACCTGCATTTCGAACGCACCACGATCGCCCCGCCGGCGGTGACTGATGGTGCGGTGGAGCTGACGCTGCCGACGCCGTACTTCGCGGCTGTGGGTGGCGGGGAGGAAGCCGGCGGCTAGGTTCGCTGTCACCCCTCGCCGTTAGTTTCACGGCGTACCCCGAGGGAACGGACCGCGTCGAGGTGTTGGTGTGGTTCCGAATCCGGCGAGGTCCGCTTCTTCGGGGTACGCGTCATGGAGTGAGGTTCTTCCGAGGGAAGCGGCCACCGCCGGTGCTGATGGTGCTAGCGGTGGCCGCTTCTGCGTTCCCTGCTGCGTTGCTTGGCCCGAGCTGTCTACAGTGGTCCTATGATCGATTGGCCCCTCCGTGATCGCGTGCTGCGCGCGGTGTACGAACTCAACCACTCCTTTCCTAGCGTTTCCGCCATTGAGGCTCATTTGGGCGAAGATGCGGCTACACGCGAAGAAATCGACGCTGCAGTCGACTGGCTTGCACAGCAAGAACTCGTAGAAGGCCCCACTACGTGGGGCGGTGGATTAGTCCGCGTCAGCATTACCCCCCTCGGATCCAACTTCGTTGAGACCGGCACGTCAGTCGAAGAGCTCGCTCGAAATGCTGTTCAAGGAGCCATCATCAACGCCAACACCTTCAACAACCACGGCCCCTCCATCAACCAAGTCGGCAACCACAACACCGCCACCCAGCACATCGCCCACGAAGAGGACCTGACGAAGGTCGTCGAGATCCTCCGTCAGCACGGCGAGGAAACGAAGGCCGACGAGCTCGAGCAGGAAGCCGAGATCAACGGCGCCTTGTCCGCCATCCGGAAGGCCGGCGGCTGGATTGCAACTAACCTGATCGCCGCGCCAGTGGTTGCCCAGATCGCACCGATCGTATTCTCGGCGCTCGGTATGTAACTTCTTCCCCCGGTCTTCGTGGGTAGGAGCGTGGTCACCCCCGCGCGGCAGCATGAGCCCCATGACACCGACGCCCACACCACCGTCCTGGCCCGTGAACTGGGACCTCCTGCCACCTGTCACCGACGACAACCTTGACGATGTCACTGAGGCCGTCCGCGCGGCTATCGGGATCCTCTGGGCCCTGACCGGTCGCCGTTACGGTCTCACCAATGTTGAGGCACGCCCCTGCCCACCCGGTGCACCGCACCGGGGCATCCCCCTGTCCCCCGGCCTGGGATGGGTGCCGGTTCTCGACACCGGGATCAGCAGGAACGCACCTGTCTGCCAGGCAGTGGCCTGCGATCGGTCCGGCAGCATCCTCCTGCCCGGGCCTGTCCACACCATCCTGGGGTGGGTTGTGGATGGGCAGGAAATGCCAGACGGCACACTCAACCGCGACGGTGATCGCGTGTGGAGCAGGACCGGGACCTGGCCTCAGCAGGACCTGTCCCTGCCCACCACCGAGTACGGCACCTGGGGCATTCGCTACCAGCGTGGACTCCTGCCACCACCAGGTGCCGATGGAATGGTCGCCAACCTCGCCAAGGAGATCCTGGCCGCCACCAGCGGTGGGACATGCCGGCTGCCGCAACGCGCCACCCAGGTCCAGAGGCAGGGAGTGACCGTGCAGATGGTCGACCCGCAGGCAATCTACGACACCGGCTCCACCGGTATCACCGAAGTCGACCTGTGGATTCGGGCGCACAACCCGTACCGGCAGGCCCAGCCCAGTGTCGTGTGGTCCCCGGATCAGGAGGTGTGGTGACCTATGCGTGGAATCATCCCCGTCACCGGCCAGGTCATCGAAGCGCTCCGAGATCAGTTCGTGGACCCTGTGTCCCCACCGTTGGGTGGCGTCGTCCCGGAGGTCGAGCACCGCCCCGGCATGGACGTCGCCCTTGACGGGTTGTTCGTCGGTGACTGCCCCGGCCTGGTGTGGACGAACGTCATCCGGTTGTTCCGCACGGATCAGTTCCCCGCGGAGTCCGACACGATCGCCCCGTGCCGAGGGACGCCGGCGGCGATCATCCAGGTGGGTGCGGCCCGGTGTGTCGGCACCGTCGACGCGCAGGGCTACCCGCCTTCGGCTGAGCGGATGGAGCATGACGCCCTGGTCGGGTTGGACGATGCGGCGCGTCTTGAGCGTGCCCTGTGTCTTGCTGCGCGCCGACTCGAGGACAAGAACCTGATCCACTCCGCCACGTGGTCGGCAGCTGAACCCATCGGCCCGCAGGGTGGGGTGTTGGCGTGGGTGATGTCGCTGACTGTTCAGCTGGCGTAGTCACCAGTCGGCGCTACACACAGGGATGTACACCCACTGAGAGAGGAAGAGCATGTCCGACAACACCACCACCGACCTGAACGACACATCGAGGCCCACCACGGTCAAGAACCGCCCTACTCGAGTACGGACCCGTAAGGACACTGTGACGATTCGGGGGCGGATCTCCACCACGTTCCTGCGTGCAGGAGAGACAACCACCGTGACCCTCACTGACCACATCCGCTCCCTCCTCCAGGGCGGCTACGTCACCAAGGTCAAGGACTAACCGATGGCCTCCCGGTTCGAACTCGACGGAGGTGCACTGCGCGACCACCTGCGCGCCGAAGCAACCAAGCTGATTCGCACCGCCCAGCGCCGCACCCTCAACGCCGCCATCCACCGCTCCCCGCTCGACACCGGCCAACTGGAGAACTCTCACCGCGCAGGCAACATCATCGTCCAGGGGACCCGCGTCAGCGGTGAGGTCATCGCTGAGCAGGACTACGCCCTGGCCGTCCACGAGGGAACCCGCCCGCACGTCATCCGGCCTCGCCGCGTAAAGGCGCTCACATGGGGGAAGGGAGCGGGCCGGGTCTTCGCCCGGTCAGTGAACCACCCCGGCAGCAGGCCGCAGCCGTGGCTGCTGAACTCCGCCCGCGCGGAGGGCACGCGCCTCGGCTTCGAAGTCACCCCTGTTTCTTAGCCTCCCCACTATCCATCCCCGAGAAAGGAACCACGCCATGCACCAGCCTGACTCCAGCGTCGCTTTCGACGCCGACGCGAACCGGAACGATCCTGAGGACGTCGCCGCCATGCGCGCCCGGATTGCTGAGCTCGAAGCACGCCAGCACTCCCCCACTGAACCCGCCGTCGAGATCATCGACCCTGGCGCCCCTGACACGTCCGTTGAGGTGTCCAAGGTTCACGAGGCCACCGTCGCCGGCACGGTGTTCCAGTTCCACGTCCCGAAGCCGGCCGCGCTGATGGCCTTCGGCCTGGGCACCGCCAACCGTCGCAACGGTGAGCTGATGATGCGGACCATGCAGCAGTTCCTGTCATTCCACCTGCTGGAGGAGTCCTTCGACAGTCTTCTCGAGCGCATGTCCGACCCTGCCGACGAGTTCGGTGACGATGAGTTCGGCGACCTGATGAACCACGTCATCGACGTGGCAGCGGATAGTGCTGAGGCGAAGGCCCCGAAGAACGGTCCGCGCCGCTGATGCTCTTGCCGAGGTAGTGAGGTGACCGTCGAATGGGCAGGCCGATGGTGGGATCCGCAGGAGTTGCCCCCTACCGCCGCGGGGCACGTCGCCCGCCTCGCGTCATCCGACCCGGCGGACTACATGCCGTCCTGCGTGGCCGTCCTCGAATCCGCGGGTCTCGATACGGCAGCGGTGGTCGACGTCGTTGCCGACATGGACGGTGAGCCTGATGTTCTCGACCTGGTGGGCGCCGTCCTCGAGGTGGGTACTGCCCGGCCGTGGCGCTCGACCGTGGGGTTGTGCCGCACGACGGTCACCCAGTGGTCCACTATTCGCGGCCGTCTGATCGACAAGGGCATTCCCGACCCGTTGCGGTCCCTGCCGTCGCTGACGGCACTTCTCGACGTCGTGGAGGTGATGCTGCTGGACAGCATGGAGAAGCAGGAGGATCGGGAGCGTTTCCTTCGTGACCTGTACCGCCGGGATACCTCCACCGCGGGGCCTCCACCTGGGTGGGAAGACGGAGCCGAGCTCGACGGGCTATTCTAGGCCTCGGAACCCCGAAACTTGTTGCAGGATGTTGTATCTTGTTGCAAGACGTAGTGATTCTCGCGGTTTCTGGTGGCATAATCGAGGCACCATAGCCTGTGAGCTTGGTACTGAATCTGTCCTGTGAATTGCCAACAGCATGGTCTCGATAAGGAGGAGTGATGACCGATGAGCACACCAATCATGCCGAAGGCGACGGAGGGCCGTCGCGTGATCGCTCGCTCGAGCGACGGTCGAGTGATTCACGCGGCCCGAGTGCACGACCCGATGGAGAACGTGCAGAAGGCTTGGGGGCAGACGGGACGGTTCCTGCGAACAGCTATGGACACGCAGCGGAAGACCATGCGCTAGAAGGCGAACTGCTCGACCAGGCGGTAAGGGAAGAGATCGCTCATCAAGTGATGGCCGTGACTCGGATCGCCCCACTTCCTGAGCCTCGAGAACTTCTGGAGTACGACCAGATTGAACCGGGGCTGGCGAATCGCATTGTGGCGATGGCGGAGAAGTCGGCGGATGCAGCGAACGCAGCGACGCTTTCCAACGCTGAGGTCAACAATGCGCTGGCTTCTTCGATCCGGGAAGATGCCTATGCAGTTCGCCGAGGCCAGTGGATGTTCACTGTCTTGGCTGTCCTGTTTCTGTTGTCCGCTGTCGGCTTGGCACTGATCGGGAACACTCCATTCGCCATTGCGATGGGTGTTCTCGGCTTCCTCAGCGGTGCCGGCGTGCTGATCCGTCCGGTGAACCAAGCCCGGTGGAAGCCTGCCTCGAAGGAAGATGGCAGCGGCCGCGAGGAAGCGTGATTTCGCAGTTCACCGTCGACGACTTGCTTGTTTTCAGGTTCGCTGAGGAGAAGTGACCTGCGGGTATTCCGGTTTCATGTAGGAAAACGAGAGCTCCATTCACTACCGTGTGGCAGTCCGACTCAATTTCACTCCCGGGATCTGATTACCGCCAGCCACTCGTGGGCCCGTCTAACGCCGGTGTCTCCCCCGACAGGCTCGTGCTTGCGGTAACGATCGACCGCAGCCAAGTATCGCTCGAGGGCTGCCTTGGCCGAAGAAACATCCTGTTGATGCAGATAGATCGCTACCAGCCCCTGTGTCGGGGCAAATGGGATGCCCCAGCCCGCGATTTCTGAGCTTCGCTCCACAGCGTCACGCATCTCTTCGAGCAAGGTCTCTGAGCTTGCCAGGTCGCCTGCCGCCTGGAGTC